TTCGCGAAAATAATTGTGAAAATCGTCTTTAGACCAAGGGAAGTCAACGAGGTTCAGAAAATCACCCATATGGTTGACTTTGACGCCGTTGTCTTCGCATTTTACGATATGCCCTTGGAGGTACTTACATAGATCGTGGCGATCATACACGGACCAGTTGAGAATACCGATATCGATGGTATAGTCAGGGTACTTTTCCTGGTTATACGGTAGTAAGTCGTCCGTGACCTTCTTAAAGGTGGCCGGTAACTTCTCGGTATCGAGTTGCATATTGCCTTTGAGTTCACGCACGTAGATCGTCTTGGTGGAATGATTGGCCCATTGCAAATCGATATCTTTGGACTTTGAACTGCTGACAACCTGTACGCCGCACTTGAGCAGTTCCAAGTTAAGATTGCACCGTATAATCTCCTTGGCCAAAGCCTCGCCGAGCTTGCCGAACTTTATATTGATGGACTGCTCACTGACTTTGGGACCGTGCAACAGGTGAATGATAGAACCGGGTTTAGTCATAGGAACTTCGGATCTGATCATAGCAAGGACCCATAAACGCCCAATTTCTTTTATATAGTGCAATTGTGACATTCTATCTAGTAGGTCAACTGTTTACGAACGGACCATTTTTTTATATAGTTTTTCAAGCGAGGGTACTTATCCATTTTGTTGGGAGGCGGTGGGGGTTGGTTCACGATATCCCAAATCATAACTTGAACCAGCTCCGGAAGATTGTTTGTCGCTCGGCAGAATAGAAGCAAAGAGTTCATTTGTTGTTTTATCTTATATTTAGATACAACCTAGGTCAACTCGAGACACATATTTTTAATCGTCGTCACCATCTGCAATAGATGATAAGAACAGGTCGACGTCACCGGCAAACTCGGGACACTTCTTGATAGTTTTCTTGGTGACCATATCCTGCACGTTGTTAATATGTTCCTCGAGTTTATGAAAATCAACGCCGGTCTGTTTGGTGATGAGTTCGGGTGAGGCCATATCACGAAGGGCCCACAGGTACCCAGCAGCGTAGTTGGCGTGCATGACGGCTATGTAGGGCGACTCATCCTGTTGGGCCCTGGTGGCCCATTTGGCTGCTTTCTTGGTGAGTTTGTCCAGTGGGAGTTTCTTGGGTCCGTTCCACATGAAGAACAGAACTAAAAGTACAATTCCGATGATTATGTACATTGTTATTACTATCACTTGGGAATTTTACCACTGTGTAAAGCGAATATTCCGCCTATAATCATAGCGATACCGATCCATTGCTGGATATTGGTGAGACGTTCGCCTAATAACAAAAAGGCGAGGATCGTTGTGATTAAAGCTGATACCCCGTCCCACATACCGTTTGTGTATATGAGGTTAGATCGAGTGAGTGATTTTATAAGGAACGAAACCATGACGGCGTAAGCTACGAGACCCATTCCGAGATGATTAAGTTGTCCTGAGCGCGCGTACATTTTGAAATTACTGTCTCCGATATACTCTGATAAACTTATAAGAGCTATGAGGAATATGAATATCATTTTTTACTATTAATATTAAAATCTCATTTTACTACTGGCATATTCTAAATTTACAGATGTGTGCATAAGTGTTCCACCCGTTGTTAACAGTGCTATACCTACGATTGTACCAACAATAAGGCCACGTTTTTTAGTTTCGCTTGTATCCTCTTTACATAAAGTGCTAGTATAGTAATACCCACATGCCCCAATTAGTATAGAACCTACTAAAATTAGTCCACCTGCTAAAGCATTATTCATCATGGATGCGCCTAGAGCTAAAGCAAATAATATAAATCCCGCGAGTGTGGTCCATTTTGCGATATTATTATCTTTTTTTTCAAAGTATATAAGACCAGCGGTTGTAGAAATTACAGCACCCATAGCTAATAAAATTGAAATAAGTGTCGAGTTCATTATATATAATAATTAATATAAAAATTAAACGTGGAAATTTACCGATCGAGATGGGGGTATAGTGGATGACGAAATCGAACTCGATATGAACGAACTAACTTCAGGTTTGGTAAGTACAAGACCTATAGAAACTACGCCTGCACCTGCTATAATACCACCAAGTAAACCTCTTTTCAAGTTAACAGATACATCGGCGTCACAGTTTTTCTTATTGTGAAAGTAAGCACATATAACTAGTACCAAAATACCCACTGTTATTAGACTCCCTGCAATTTTATTAGTCTTAAAAGATAAACCAATACCAGCTAAACACATAACAACGCCTGTAACTATACCTCCGATCATCTTTGTATCTTTTTTCTCATCATACAATGAACTGAATATTGATATAAGTAATATACCTATACATAGTATTATAGCAATCGCAAAAGTTGGAACTTGCATTTTTATAATGTACTTAGAAAAAAAGAACACTTGTAAAATGAAAAATGAAAGAGACGGTACAGAAACTCAGTCACTTGGATCATATCCTGAAACGCCCTGACTCGTATGTCGGTTCGACTGATCAGATTGATGAACTGGGCTGGGTTATCGATACGAACAGGTTCAAAAGCGAAACGGTACGGTACTCACCAGCCCTTCTCAAGATCTTTGACGAAGTGCTAGTGAATGCAATTGATCGAAACTCTATGTACCCCGACAAAGTCACCAAGATCAGTGTGGATACCAAAGAAGGATCGAGGATCACTGTGACGAACAACGGTCCGTTGGGAGGTATATCAGTCGAAAAGAGTGTAGAGGGGATCTGGAACCCCGAATTGACGTTTGGGCACTTGTTGACCAGTACGAACTATGACGATAGTACGGAGAGAGTGGTGGGTGGTCGCAACGGGTACGGCGCCAAACTGGCGAATATATACTCGACGGTGTTCAAAGTCGTTATTGATGATGCGGAGAACAAGGTTCACTATGAGCAAGTATGGGAGAACAATATGCGCACGTGTCACCCTCCAAACATGAAAAAGTACAGCGGCAAGCAGTCAAGTGTGACCATAGAGTTTGTACCCGACTGGACTAAACTGGGTGGGTACAATAAAGGCTTTGAAAATTTGATTGAAAAGAGGGTTCATGACGCCGCAGTATGTACATCACCCAAATGCTCGGTGGAACTTCATGGTAGAAAACTAAGTCTTCGCAAATTCGAGGAGTATGCCTCCATGTATCTTGATGATGGTACGCCACTGGCTAGTTTTACGAGTGGTGAAAGGTGGTCGGTGATTGTAGCTCCTAGTTCGGAGTACAAGCAAGTATCATTTGTGAATGGGATATGCACGACCAAAGGCGGGACGCATGTTGATCATGTAGTCAATATGATTGTGAGCGGTGTTCATGAAGAGCTCGGCAAGAAAGTCAAGTTGAGCAACTCACAGATCAAAAACAACCTGTTTGTGTTCGTGCGGTGTACACTGGTTAACCCCTCCTTCAGTAGTCAGATCAAGTCGGAGTGTACCTTGAAAGTCTCACAGTTTGGCAGTGTCTTCGAACCTCCCAAGAACTTTGTCAAAAGTATCCTAGCGAAGACGGGTATCCAGAACGATCTCCTGGCTCTTTCCAAGTTGAAGGAACAGAAAGAGCTTACGAAACAGACGGATGGTAACAAACGATCGACGATCACGGGTATACCCAAACTCGATGACGCTAATTATGCCGGGACCGCCAAATCGGGCAAGTGTACGTTGATCGTCACCGAGGGCGACTCGGCCAAAACTCTGGCGGTGGCTGGTCTGTCGGTGGTCGGGAGAGACTACTATGGCGTGTTCCCGTTGCGTGGTAAATGCAAGAACGTTCGTGACGCTTCCGTCGCCCAACTCCTCGCCAACCAGGAGTTCACCGATCTCAAGAAGATACTGGGTCTGAAGCAGGACAAGGTCTACACGTCACTTGGTGAATTGCGGTACGGTCGGCTTATGATCATGACCGATGCGGATAATGACGGCAGTCATATCAAAGGACTGATCCTGAACATGATCCATTTCTTCTGGCCCAGCCTTTTGACCCTCAACTTTGTGGTCAGTCTGGTAACCCCTATCGTCAAAGCGGTCAAAGGGTCCGAGACCAAAACGTTCTATACCGAAACCTCGTTTCGACGATGGTTCGAGACAGTCGCACAAGGATCCTCCTGGAAAATCAAGTACTACAAGGGTCTAGGGACATCGACTTCACTTGAAGCGAGGGAGTACTTCAAAAACATCAAGAACTTGACGGTGGGGTTCGCGGACGACACGAAAACAACAGAATCGATCGTGTTGGCGTTCGATAAGGGGATGGCGGATGCGCGCAAGACCTGGCTGCTTACCAATACCGAAAAGGATCCTAGTGAGCGTGAGATCGAGTACGGAACCGTAAAAACACTCAGTGTCAGTGATTTTGTGCATCGTGATCTGGTCAATTTCAGTTTGGCCGATTTGAGACGGTCGATTGCCAGTATGGTCGACGGGTTCAAACCTTCCCAGCGCAAAGTGTTGTACGCCTGTCTAAACAAGAACTTGACAGAGGATATGAAAGTGGCCCAGTTGGCCGCTTACGTTTCAGAAAAAACCAGTTATCACCATGGTGAAACGTCTTTGGCGGATACGATTGTGAAGTTGGCGCATGATTTCACCGGATCAAACAACATCAATCTGTTAGAACCCAGTGGTCAGTTCGGAACCCGGTTAATGGGGGGTAAAGATTGCAGTCAGACCAGGTACATTTACACCAAATTGTGCCCGGTGACCCGGTTAATTTTCGACAAACACGATGACAATGTACTGAGTTATCTCATGGACGATGGGAAAAGCATCGAGCCGGACTACTTTGTCCCGGTGGTGCCTATGGTTTTAGTCAATGGATCAGAAGGGATCGGGACCGGGTTCAGCTCGTACGTCCCACCCTACAACCCATCCGATATCGTCGAGAACATCAATTTGGCACTCGGCGGTAAACCCATGAAACCGATGAACCCATGGTTCAAAGGGTTCAGAGGGACAATTACCAAAAGTGACGAAACGACCTGGACCGCCGTTGGGGTGTACATGTGTGAAGGGACAACGTACCGCATCACCGAGCTCCCACCGGGTCGATGGACCCAGGATTTCAAGGAGTACCTCGACACCCTGGTCGAGAAGAAACTTATTATGAGTTATGAGAATAACAGTACGACCGAACAAGTCAACTTTTCGGTCTACGGGTACACCGGTTCCACTCCAGTCAAAGATTTCAAGATGGAGAAGGTGTTCCATACGACCAACATGCACCTGTTCCATCCTGTGAAAGGGATCAGGAAGTACACCAGTGCTGAAGAAATCCTGGTCGATTTCTTGGAGATCCGGATCGACTACTACAAGAAACGGAAAGAGTACCTGGTCAAAACCCTGACCGAAGATCTTTCGGTCCTTCAAAACAAAGCACGGTTCATCCAGATGGTCATTGATGGATCGTTGACAATCTTCAAAAGAACACGAAGTGATATCGAGCGTGATCTCAAAAGCCTCAAGTTTGATGGACCTTCGTACGATTACCTGTTCAATATCAAGACGTACCAGTACACTATTGAGCAAATAAATAAACTGAACACTGAAGTAAAAGTTTCACAAGAAACATTGGAAGTCGTGCAGAGTACCACAACACTGAAGATGTGGAAGAGTGACCTATTAAAAATGTCGTCAACAACTAAATAAGTAATGGAACTTTCTCCGTTTTTGTCCGTCTACAAGAGGTACAGCAAGTACACGACCCAAATACATACGTGTCGACCTAAAACTCCGGCTGATTTCGGACAATTGATCGAGATGGATATCGATCGGTACGGTGACTTTATAAAAACTATATTTGTCAAAATGACTTTACCTCCTACATTCTCGGATTACATATACACGGGATCACCGGGTCTCCATATATTCGAATATATCGAGTTGGTGATAGGTGATACGATAATCGATAGGGTGGATGGGTACTACATGTGTCTTTACTACGAGACGAGGTTTTCGAGTGATATGAATTCACCAACGTTCAACGAAAATTTCGGAGGTGATATATCGAACATCTCTGAGTACATACCACCGAACGGTCTCCCTCAGATTGGTCAGGATCGATTGAAGTGTTATACGACTGATCGTAATCGTAGCATATTTTTCCCTATTCCCTTCTACTTTATGAACGTACCCTCACTGGCTGTACCCCTGTGTCTTTTGAAAAACCAAGAAATCAAGCTGCGTTTCAAATTACGACCTTGGGAAGATATGCTTATAAAAAACATCGAGTACGCCCAAAACTTGACATATTTACGAAATCCCGCTGACTTGAATATACAAGGTGGAGGACCATTACATCTCGTCGATTTATCCGTGCCTGTTGAATTTGCTTATATATCGGACGAAGATTTC